TGGAAGTCGGAGAAAGCACATTTTCTACTATCGTCAGTATAAGGGACAAAAAAAGAAGAGGGAAAAAACTGGAAAAGTGGGAAGAAGATTATTATAAAGAACACAAAAACATGGTTGATCTAAAGACCAAAACACAGGAACGTAGCGAAGCCGAAAAGGAAGAATTAAGAGAACTTTTCGGGTTCAAGAAGAAATAACCGGACATCAATTGTGGATGTTCGCTGACCGTAAAAAATTAACGGTAGAAAGGAATTGCTATGGCACAGGCAGACGGTAGCATTATTATTGATACCGAAATCAACTCGGATGGTATGAGTGCCGGTGGCAGAGAGATAGAATCATCACTGAGAAAAATGGCGAATGAACTGAATGGAGTTAGTGCAAAAACTAAAGCGTCAATAGAGAAGCAGATTGATTCGTTTTCAAAACTTAGCCGGGAATATGCTAGGCAATCCGAAAAAGTAGAAGAATTAAAAAGAAAAGTAGCCGAATATGGCAACCAGAAGATTCCGACAGAGGAATATAAGACTTTACAGGAAAAGATAGAAACCACTACAGAAAAAATGAACGAGCTGATAAAGGCACAGGAGTGGTTTAAATCTAATGGTGGAGATGTTAATTCCAATATTTTTAGAGATCAACAGCGGTATGTGGATGAATTGGAAGATTCAATCAAGAATACTAAAGAAAAATTAGCTGATTTAGAGAAAAGCGGTAAAGCATTTAAAACCATCGAAAATACGGAACTGCCGAAAGCCGATATGGAAAAGCTTGCAGCAGCAGAAGACAAACTCGCAAATATCAATGATCGGTTAAATACGTCTTACAAATCCATAAAAGGAACTGTAGACGAATATAAGTCCAAAACGCTTAAAGCTTCAGATGCGAACGATAAAATGAGTTCGTCCGGCAAGCGGGCATCAAAATCCATAAAAGGTGTTTCAAAATCTGCCGGTGGTGCAAGAATGAGCATTGGCCGTATGCTTGGCATGTCTTTGCTTATGAGTGTTGCTTTCCGTGCGTTTTCAGCTGTAATGAGCGGAATCAAAGGAGGATTCGACAACCTGTCTCAGTATTCCAGTGATACAAATAACAGCTTGTCGATGTTGTGGAGCAGTTTGGTACGCTTGCAAAACTCACTCGCAACAGCATTTGCCCCGATACTTTCCATAGTAGCACCGATACTGTCTAAGTTTATCGATATGATATCGACAGCTGCAAGTTATGTAAGTATGTTTTTCGCTTTCCTAAGCGGTAAGAAAACATATACGAAAGCTATAGCAGTACAAAAAGACTATGCAAAGAGTTTGGACAAGACGGCATCCAGCGCAAAGAAAGACGCAGACAGCACAAAAGATGTTGCAGACGCTACAGAGGACGCAACTGACGCTACGGAGGACTATCTTTCACCTCTGGATGATTTAAACCGATACACGGAACAACAGGATAAAAACAATTCCGGTTCTAAAAATCCATCAAGTAGTACGCCGAATGCTGGCGGTGGCAGTGGAACGTCACCGATGTTTGAAGAAGTGGCTATCAGCAACGGTTTCTCCAGTCTCATGGATGATATCTTGGACAAGCTCAAACAAATCAGAGATATATTCATGAGTGGCTTTTGGGATGGACTTGGTGATTATAAGCCGATGTTGGAAGAATTACAGAATGACTTAACATCAATCGGGAATCATTTGAAAGACATCTTTACAGATGAAAATGTACAGGCAGCAGCACAGAGATTCGCAAAGTCATTCGTTTACAATCTTGGAAGAGTAGTAGGCTCTTTTGCTTCGGTCGGACTTACTATCGCAGTGAATATTGTAGGTGGCATTGAAAGTTACCTGTCGGAAAATACCGGAAGAATTAAAAAATGGTTGATAAAGATGTTCGACATCTGGTCGGGCATTAATGACATCATCGGCAATTTAAGCGAAGCGGTAGCTTATATCTTTCAACAAACATTTGGAACTCAGACAGCGCAAGATCTTACAGGTGATATCCTTGGCATTTTCATGACAGCATTTGGCGAAGTTGTGTTACTTGCATCAGCTCTCGGACGTGACATTTTGGATGCATTAACTAAGCCATTCATTGAAAACAAGGAAAAGTTCATCGAAGCAATAAACAGCACGCTTGAACCGATAGAAGAAGTTGCACAGTCAATAGAGACATTTTTACAGGGCGTAGCCGACAAACTTACCGAACTTTACGATCAGCATATACATCCATTTTTACAAGAGATAGGCAATGGACTTACTGAAATCGTGGGAACAATACTTGATACGTATAACGAGTATGTAGCTCCGATTTTGGATGTATTGGCACAAAAGGTTGATGAAGTTTTGAATGGCTCGGTTAAAGATGCGATAAATCAGTTGCTTAATGTACTTGGACAAGTTATTGATTTGCTGAAACTTTTATGGGACAAGGTGCTTGTACCATTAATTGAATGGATTGTAGAAAATATACTCCCGATTCTCGCCCCGATAGTCGGTGGAATAATAAATATGGCACTAAATCTAGTAGGAATTGTAACGCAAGTATCAGCCGGAATTTTAAAAGTGCTTGGGAAAATTATCACTTTCCTTACCGGTGCGTTCAAAAGTGACTGGGTTAAGGCATTTGGAATTATCGGCATGTACATGGAGGGATTTGCAAAAGATATTAGTAATTTAGTCAAAGGAATTAAGCAAATCTTTCACGGAATCATAGATTTCTTTAACGGTGTTTTTTACGGCGATCTCCAAAGAGCCATGAGTGGTCTTAAGGAAATGTTTGGCGGTATTTGGAACGCAATGGCAGCGGTTGTAAAAAGTCCTGTAAATCTAATCATCAGCTTTATGAACGCTATGTTACGTGGATTTCAGACAATGCAGAACGGATTTGCAAGTGCTATGAACCACATGAATATTCAGTTGCCAAAATGGTTACAGGATTTTACTGGTTGGAGTTCTGTTGGATTTAACTTCCATTACTGGTCTGCTCCGTATATTCCGTATCTTGCGAAAGGTGCGGTAATTCCACCGAACAAAGAGTTCATGGCGGTACTCGGTGACCAGAAGAACGGAAACAACATCGAAGCGCCGGAAAGCTTAATACGGCAGATCGTAAGGGAAGAATCCGGCGGTGGACAGAAACAGCGAATTGAAATCCCGGTATATCTGAAAGGAAAGCAGATATATAAAGCAGTGGTAGAAGAGGGAAAAGTAGTAATGTCACAGACGGGTATGAATCCGTTTGAGATGGCGTAGGGGGTGATGATATGGCACAGGAGCATTTAAGATTCGGAACATACACCGCCCCGGACGTTGACGAAGATGGATATACAGTACAACTTGCTACAACCTCTACTGCAAAGTCTACACGTACACAAAAAGGGAATATGAAAAACACGGTAATGTTTACCGTAGAAGCATATAACTTAAAATGGACGGATATCAGCGCAAAAGAAGCGTCAAATATACTCCGACAGGTTATGAATAAAAATGAATTTGATTTCTACCATTTTAACGCATATAAAGCGCAGTGGGAAACTGGAAAATTCTATGCTTCTAATTATAATCTTCCGGTTGTACGTCTTAATAACGGAGAAGAAAGGTATAGTGAATTAAGCTTTCAAGTAACTTGTATCAATCCGTTGTCATTATAAATAACTCCGGCTGTCGATTGAGACAGTCGCTGACCTTAAATAGTTAGGGGTAGAAGATGAAAAATGTAAGTAACAATTTTAAAAAAGTTATAAAGAATGGCGGGCCATTTTACTCTTACGCAAAAGTTTTATTTTCAGATGGTTCTGAAATAGCACTAAACTCAGAGGATGATTTTGCCATTTCTGACAACGGGTATTCGGAATCCGCCGGTGATGATTTACCGCTGGGTTCCGCTCTGTCCAAAACTATCACATTGTCCTTATTCAATGAGGATGGAAGATTTTCGGATTATGATTTCTTTTATTCACAAATCACATTATACACAGAAGCAGACTTGGAAGATGGTACACAGGAAAGAATAAATGAGGGCATATTTTATGTCACTTCTCCGGTAGCAACGGGAGAAGTTATAGAAATCACGGCTTATGATGCTATGTATAAAACCAATAAGGAATTTACTTCTCAGCTTTCTTATCCGGCAACTGCAAGAAACCTGTTACTGGAAGTCTGTGCGTTCGTTGGAATCACCGTTGCGGATGCTCATTTTAAAAATGAAGATTTTCAAATTCAGAGTATGCCGGAAAAGACAACGGCTCGTAAAATTATTGGATATATTGCTCAAATAGCAGTCGGAAATGCAATCATTAAGAATGGTTCGCTTAGCATTAAAAGTTACGATTTTGAGCCACTCAAGGACGTTACAGACGGTACTATGTACACGGAATTGTCAACACAAAGCGCAAAGTACCATGTTTTATCCGAATATTCGGATTATCCAACAGTAGGGATGAACCCGGTAACGATTACTGGAATCAGAACTACAAAGCGTGTAAACAATGAGGACGTAGAATATCTGAACGGAACGGATGACTATGCATTGACCATAACCAATCCATTAATCACTGGCGCAGAAGAAAAAGCACTGGAATTAATTGGAGATGTGTTGAATGGTGTAACATTGACATCATTCTCTGGCACATTTTTTCCTTACCCGACTGCAGAAATCATGGATTGTGCCGTTATCGTAGATCAAAACGACAAAGCGTACAAAACAGTGATAACCACACATGATTTTTCATATCCTGGAGAATCTGAACTGTCTTGTGGTATCAAGGATCCGGAAACAAATAGCAGTACATACTACAGTGAATCTGTAGAGATGTATCACAAAGTACAGGCAGAAGCAAATAAAAATCGGAAAGAAATGGAATCTGCTATTGAGAATTTGCAGACCACTCTCGCAAATGCAAAAGGAATGTACACCAGTAAAGTGAGACAGGCTGACGGTTCTTATATAACATATCTGCATGACAAGGCGACAATGAGTGAATCCGAAAATGTCATCAAGATTACATCCGATGCTGTAGGTGTATCAACAGACGGTGGGCAGACCTATCCTTACGGCTTCTTTCTCACTGGTGATTTAGTGGCAAAAGTATTGTATGCTATCGGAATAAATGCCGATTATATTAACACAGGGGCATTAACTATCAGAGACAAAGATGGCAATATCACGTTTTATGCTGATACTGAAACAGGCCGTGTGGATATCCGTGCGGAATCGCTTGCCATCGGTGGACAGACACTTGAAGCTATCGCAAACATAGCTGTCAAAAAGTTTGTTGACAATGTATACACAAAAGACATCAATAATCTGAAAGACCAAGTTACAAACAAGATTGAAACATGGTATCAGCCTACCGACCCGGCGGTTAACTGGGGTGGAATCACGGAAATAGCTTGGTGCGATGTGGATGGAAATGCAATTCTCGACACAGACGGGAATGAAATGTATATTTACTTCGAGGAAACCAAAGCATCTCATATCGGTGATTTGTGGAAGAACACAACCACGAACGAAGAGTACCGGTATTCAGAATCCGGAGAATGGGTAAAAATGCCTGTCCCGGATGCGGTATTTGATGAAATTGACGGAAAAGCACAGATATTTATTAATACACCATCTACGCCATATAGTGCCGGTGATTTGTGGTTTGACAGTTCCACATCTGATATTATGACGTGCGTAAAAAGCCGTGAGACAGGAGATTTTACCTCTTCCGACTGGGAGAAGCGTAACAAATACACAGATGATTCTGGCTTGAATGATTTTATAACAGCAACTTACGATCCTATTATTGCACAGATACAGGCACGCTTAGACGGGCAAATTGAAAACTGGTTTTACGATTACGAGCCAACCATGCAGAATTACCCGGCATCCGAATGGACAACCGAGACAACCAGAAAAGAGCATGAGGGAGATTTGTTCTATTGGAAGTCTAAAGGATATTCGTACCGGTTCACGCAAGAAGATGCTACCGGTACTTGGAAGTGGCAGTTGATACAGGATACCGATATTACAAAAGCATTAGCAGCAGCGGAAAAAGCAAAGGATACCGCAGACGGAAAACGAAGAGTGTTCGTTGTACAACCAGCACCACCTTATGATATCGGTGACCTTTGGGTTCAAGGCGGTGACGGGGATATCATGAGATGTAAGACCGCACGTTCTGAATCTGCCACATTTTCTGAAACAGATTGGGAAAAGGCATCTAAATACACGGATGACACAAAGGCGAATGAAGTTAAAAAAGAACTTGACGCACTCGGAGAGGACTTACAGACACAGATTGACGGTAAGATTGAGACATATAACCAGTCTATTAATCCGGCCGGAGCATGGACTACAGACGAACTGAAAGCAAATCACAAGGGAGATTTGTGGTACAACCCGGACGAACAGGAAACAAAGAGATGGAACGGCTCTGCATGGGAGGAAATGCCGGATGCTGATGCAATAAGTGCAAATAACCTTGCCATGACCAAAAAGCGTGTATTTGTCACCACGCCATTCCCACCTTATGACATCGGTGATTTGTGGGTCGGTGATGATACGTCAGACTTAAAACGATGCGTGACAGCGAAGAAAGATGGCGAAAAGTATAGCGTAGGTGACTGGATTAAGGCTGTTAAATATACCGATGATACAACCGTTGAGAATTTTATTAATATAACTTATGCAAAAGATGTTGAAAAAATCAAAGAACAGCTCGACCAAAAGATTGAAACATGGTATCAAGATGAAGACCCGGCTATTTCGTGGACAACAGTAGAAACAACTGCATGGTGTGATGTTAGCGGAAACAAGATTCTTGATGTGAACGGAAATGAAATCTTACTTGCCATAGAATCAGAAAAAGCCATGCATGAGGGTGATTTGTGGCACACAAAGACAGGGAATAAAGAATACATCTATCAGAGCGGACACTGGGTTGAATCCTCTATCCCGGATGAAGTATTCGACAAAATTGACGGAAAAGCATCTATCTATGTTACCCAGCCAAAGCCACCTTACGATGTCGGTGACACATGGTTCACAGGAGCGGATATCAAGGTGTGCACGACTGCAAGAGCAAGCGGAAACTTTGATGCTTCGGACTGGGGAAAGAAAGATAACTATACGGATGATTCCACGGTAAATGATTTCATTCAGAATACCTACGACCCGAAGATAGAAGATATTCAGACGCAGATTGACGGCAAGATTGACACCTATTTCTACGATTACGAGCCGACACTTAGCAACGTTCCGGCATCCGCATGGACAACCGATGAATTAAAAACCGTACACAACGGTGACCTGTTCTTTTGGAAAACAAAAGGTTATACATACCGATTCCTTAAGATTGACAGTGTATGGCAGTGGTTCCGAATAAAGGACAGTCAAATAGACAAGGCAATGAATGATGCGTCCAATGCACAGGACACGGCAGACAGCAAGCGTAGAGTATTCGTCACCACACCGGCACCGCCTTATGATGTCGGCGACCTTTGGACACAGGGGAAAAGCGGAGATTTAATGCGGTGCAAAGTTGCTAAAGCATCCGGTGCATTTGTAACTACGGATTGGGAGAAAGCTGTTAAATATACGGATGATTCCGCAGTAGATGACTTGGACAAAGCACTGACACAGGAAGATATCTTTAACCGACTGACAAATAACGGACAGGTACAAGGACTTTTCCTTAAAGACGGAAAAATCTATCTTAATTTCTCTTATGCAGAGGGCGGTACACTTAAATTAGGTGGAAAAGCCAACGAACAAGGAGTGCTTGAAGTATATCATTCTGCTGGGTGGAAAAGCATGTCTATTGACAATGAAGGATTGAAAACATATGGGGGGCAAAAAATCATTTCATACATAGATGGAGTAGATGACTCCGGCGAATTCGAAGCATATGTAAAGCTTCAAGGCGGAGTTGATGTTTCTATGAATCGTGCTGGTCCTGGAGTTGTGATTGAACCACAATATATTAGAATGTGGGATTATACTGGTACAGAAGTAGCATCTCTCGATGCAAACTACGAATGGTCGATACGTAAAAATGTTAGTATTACAGGTAATTTTTCAGTAACAGGTAAAAAAAGCAGGGTAGTCAACACAAAAAGTTATTCAAGAAGACTTTTGAATGCTTACGAAACTCCGGCACCAATGTTTGGAGATGTCGGAGAGGGAACGGTAGGAGTTGACGGAAAATGCTATATCAGTATTGACCCGATATTCTCTGAAACTATCGCAAGCGGTTGTAAATATCAAGTATTCTTACAGAAAAACGGAAAAGGTGATGTATGGGTATCTGAACGGCACGAAACATACTTTGTCGTAGAGGGAACAGAAAACCTAAGCTTTTCGTGGGAACTCAAGGCACGCCAAAAGGACTACGAATATGACCGCATAGAAGTTTACAATGAAGATGCAGAAGAACAGGATATCGATTACGCAAATATCGGCGCAATGGAATATCAGAACTACGTAGATACAATGCAAGCGGAGGTATAATATGAAAAAAATGTTGACCAGTTTTACAAAATTTACAACAGGGGAGGGTGAAAGAGTTTCTTTCACTTTTTCCGAAGTCTCAGAAAAAGGAGAATTGGTGAATCCAAACATTAAGGGGAATTTTATCGTAATGAGTGATGAACTTTTATCTCATTTGAAAGCGGTAGATGACTATATTAAAGAAAACTATCTTAAGGAGAAATAATTATGGCAAAATGGACAGATTACACTACAGATACAAACCCGACTAATACTGATGAGGTTATGACACTGGATACAGATAAAACTCCAAAAGCAAACAAGCGTGTCACATTGTCGACTTTAGCTGACTACTTTTTAGACAAGCTCGCAAGCAAGGTGTTTGCAAAATTAGAGACGCAAAATAAGACGGTTATAGGGGCAATTAATGAATTAAATAGCAAGGTGAAATCTGGTATAATTTACAGTTCTCCGGTAACTTTTAAACTTTCGAATAGTAGTATATACATATTAATATGCGCACATAGTAGTGGAAAACCTGTAATTTCTGTATTTACGACTTACGATAATAAAATTTTACACACACAATTATCAGAACCATCTTTTGCCAAAATAGAAGTTAGTGGAATGAACGTAATTGTTACAGCACAATACACGCACATCTATAGCCTTGTGAAAGTATCTTAAATAGCAAGAGTTTTCCCGTGATAAAAGTATCGAGTTCAGAGGCTGTTTCCTTGCTGGACGACATCAAAAGCAATTGTATATTTTCTAATAACAATAATGAAAAATCATTCATTGTAATCTCACTGTTTAACTCTTGGTACGGATATCAGATTATGTTTTACGGTAACCCCGGAAACATTCAGTTTCGGACGTTCTGGGGAAGTAATGGATTCTCCGATTGGAATACTCTTCCCATTTAATTTACTAACTGAATTTTGTGGATTAACCAAAATTTGCATTCAAAACGCAATTTTTTAGACAGGAATAAACAAAGAAAATATACAGGAAACACCTCTTTTGAGCGTAATATAATTCTTGAAAGGGGTAAAGCATAATAAGAAATGTAACCAGTGCCATGCAAGAAGTTTTACATCTGACCATTTAGAATCGGTTAAAAATCCCTTGCTATTTAAGAAAAGTACGGGCACAGCAAAAAAAGTAGAAAATGCCATGATTATTGTATCACTAAGAAAAGGAGAATAAATATGGCAACAATGAGCGAAGAAACCATTTGCGAAGTAGTCAAAAGCTGTGCCTACGGCTACACGGTAGACGAATTGGCAGAACACTACGGCATGGAAAAAGCAGATGCAGAAAAGTTTGTGAAAGATCATGCATCAGAGATTGCAGAAACGAAAGAACATTTAAAACAGGAGGGATATATTGAATAGGATAGTCGATGTTTCTGAACATAACAGGAACATCGACTGGGCGAAAGTAAAAGCATCCGGCATTGTAGGTGCAATCATCAGATGCGGATATGGACAAGATCAGGCAGGACAGGATGACAAAAAATGGTTGAGAAATGTATCTGGATGCGAGCGTCTTGGCATCCCTTACGGTGTATACCTGTATTCTTACGCAAAGACTACAGGCGCGGTACAGGGAGAAATCAACCACGCATTAAGACTTTTAAAAGGACATTCTCCGGCATGGCCTGTATATTTTGACAGCGAACAGCGGGGAACACAGGGCGTTGCAAAAGCCAACGCAAAAGCATTTTGTGACGCAATGGTGGCACATGGATATAAAGCCGGAATCTATGCATCTACATCTTGGTATAAGAACTATATCGGTCAGACATGGGGATATTCTCTGTGGATTGCATCTTACGGATCTAAATCCGCCGGAGTAGACGGAATTGATATGTGGCAGTACACATCGAAAGGCTCTATTCCTGGAATCTCTGGAAATGTAGACGTGAACTATGTCTATAAGGACCTTGGCGGTACGGTAACTCCAGTACAGAAGCCGACCGCAACACCGACACCTAAACCGGTAGATGAATCTTGGAAAGGTGACAAGCGGTATTATCTTAACAATTCCCGTGTTGGGGAATGGCAGAAAGCCATGAACAAAGGGTTTGATACTAACGCACTGTCTGTTGATGACAAATTCGGTGTCGGCTCACAGAATTTTGCTAAAACGCATATCTTATGGTCCGGCCAGACACACAACTGTATCACGGCTATCAGATGGCTTAGACGTACCCTCAGAGACGTATATGGCTTTGCGAAGCTGTCTTACAATGAGGGATGGACAGACTACCTCGGGAAGTGTGTAGAAGTATTCCAGAGGAACAGAGGACTTACACCGGATAGAAAAGTAGGACTTGACACAACCTACTGGCTTTTATTGGGCGTTGTGAAATAAGATAAGAGCATTACACTTTGCATACAATACCAAAACACCCACTACCGATTGCTCGATGTAGTGGGTGTTTTTTATTTTAATATAATCTTATCCGGAACAAGATTCAGTGTAGTTTGATAATTCGCCGTGAATGTGTGATCGTCTTCATTCATTACCTCGTTCCACATACCTAGGGTTGTGCCATACGGTTGCAGAACCAATACATTGTCTGTAGTAGGATACTGTGAATCGGATTGCTCGCAATCCCTGTATGTTCCGGTTATGGATACGTGGATTTCGTAAGGATACTTGATTTCACGATACGGTTCATTGTCATGATTATATATGCTCGCTGTGATCGTCTCAATCGTATATGTAGTACGGCCTGATGAAGTGCACATTGCAAATTCACCTTTTTCTACAGGTATAGGAGTTCCGTCTATTACTTTTTCTGGCTCAGATGTAGATTGTTCAATGTTGGTTACGCTTGTATAATATTTATTTATCGGAGATTCAACGATTCTTTTCTGTTTTTCCACAACTTTTGTCTGATGCGATGCACTCTTTACAGATGCAGTATTACTTGCCGATACACTTGACAGCTTTTCGTCTACAGACTGCATTATTTCCGCTTTAAGCGTTTCTTTTTCATCATCGGTAAGTTTGTCCTGTTCATCTAGTTTCGCCTGTATATGGCTGTCTAAATCACTCAGAATATCTTCCCTCAGTTGTTTATTATTCTCTTTTATGGCAGATTCTATCTTTTTGTCCACTTCGCTTTCGGTTAATCCAGAAGAGCAACCTGTTAAAGCAGTCATGGCACACACAAGGACAACTGCCGTCAATTTATTTTTCATAATTTTTATACATAATATGGATTTGGCTTTCCAAGAATAGCAATCAAATCTATAATTACACCAATGAAGAGAAATCCGAACGTACATATATACAAGATTCCCATGCCTATTTTTCCCTCGTAAAATTTATGTGCGCCAACAAATCCCAAACATAAGCATAAGAAAAATGCTATCCATTTATTTTTTGGGCATCCATAATATCTTGCAGAGGAAGAAGCAGAAGCACTTGCACTGGAACTTGCGGAAGAAGAAGCGGACGGAGCGTTGTTTATGATTATGCTCTGATCTTTGCTTTTTAATTCTTCAACCTGTTTACCGCATTTCGGGCATACTACGCACTCAGAATCTATCCGTTCTCCACAATGCTTACAGTATTTTTTGCCGTCATCCATTTTTATGTTTCCTTTCAATTTTTTATATAGTATGCTATCTTCTTAATACCGCAATCACAACTCCAAACCTTACCCATTGTTCCATGTCTTCAAAACTATTCGGATCAACTTCTATGACATCACCGAAGCCGTTGATCGGGACTAACTTTGTCTTACTTCTCTGTACATACCGCCTTATATACGCACGTCCTGTTTCTTTGTGTATAATAATCACGGTATCACCGTTTCTTGGTACTCTTTTGGATATGCAAATGATATCACCCTTTACGTATACAGGGAGCAAGTGGTTGCTCGTTATCTTTATACCACAATGTAACGTCTCACCGTACTTTTTTATGTATTCCGGGCAGTATATCCGTTCTTCGTGTGAGGAATCCAATATCATACCGTCAGCCATCTCACCAGTGGGGCATAGAACATCCAACATGTTTTCGGGATCCGTTTCCAACACTTTCATAGAGATTTCATAGTCCATCTTACCAAGAATATACGCACGTTGTCTGTCGGTCAATTGCCTGTACTTTCCCAATACTTCGTATTCCTTAGAAGAACACCCTAAGAGATCAGGGATAGGTTTATTAGTTAGTTGCGACAACCTTAGTGCTAAGAAAACGTCAAGATTATTAGTCTTCCGTGAAACGATGTTTTTGTATGTGGACACAGATACACCCAGCATCTTAGAAAAGAGAACTTGCGTAAAATCAAGGTTCTTCCGCTCTTCTTCGATGTTATGTGCAAAGTTATTCAACATTTCCTCTTTTGTTAACATTATGTCACATCCTGTCGAAAAGGCTAATATCTTGGCTATTTTTCATTCTTTTTAATAAGAAAAATACGATATTTTAGCCAACATCTTGACTATAGTTTCGAGTTATAATCTATGTAGGTATTACAATGTATTATTATAAGACAAAAATGGCACTTGTCAAGCCATTGATAGGAGGTAATCTAATGGGAAAGGACGAAATGAACAGCAAGAGCAACAAAACATGGACGGATACTTATGAAAACGAAATCAAGCGGATGATAAAAGGCATCCGTGACCCTCGCCTAATGCGGTACATATATCTTATAGTAAAAGATGCTATCAGCGAAAACATTGACAGATAGCAAATATATGTTCTGTAATGTAGGTAATCGCTACTGGAATGACGTGTCGGGATATTGGAGGGATTTATGTGGATGAACAGAAACAGCAAGAATATTACAAAAAACGGATTCTTGAAGCAGTAACCGCAATGACAAGCGAAAAATATTTAAAACTGGTATTTTATTTTGTCAAAGCGTGCTATAGAGAAGAAAAAGAAAAGGAGACTTAATGTCCCCTTTTCTTTTTTAGTTGCCAGAAACGAAAGTATTGAAAAACTCGCAAAAAACTTTTTTCCTGTCTGCGCTCATGTGATAATAATCAATTATAATTTTCTGAAACTGTTCATCGTCTGCACCTAATTTTGCCACAATCTCAAGAAATTCTTCTGATGGTTCCCTGAATGATTTATCGTCAATCAAGTCGGATTTTAAAATCTTAAAGTAATCAGCTATTGCCTGTACCTTTCCCATCTTCGGCATTATCTTGCCTGTACACCAAGTATTAAAAGTTGTTTGGGGGAATCCTAACGCTTCAGCAACTTCCTTTTGTTGCTTTCCACTATTGGAAATGTAGTAGTTTAGGTTCTTTGCGAAGATTTTTCTCTGTTCCTCCTCGGTCATGTTAACACCTCCTCTCTACGTTTATTATAGTATCACAGAATCCTAAAAAATTCAACAAGAATCCTAAAAAATTAAATTGTTATATTGACAATACGAAAAAATAGGATTATAATACAGGCATAAGATAAAGAAAGGAGGAACCTAAATGGTAGAGACTTACAAAGTTCCGAGGATTTCCATAGCAGCATGTAGAGTTAATGCAAGGCTGAAACAGAGAGAATTTGCTGAGAAAGTGGGCGTTTCTCCGGCCACCGTAACTAATTGGGAGTTAGGTAAAACAGAGCCGGATTTAAGTCAGTTGAGAATCATCAGCGAACTTTCTGGTATTCCTATGGACTTTATTTTTGTGGATAGAGAATCCTAAAATATAGGATTTTGACAATTAAATACAGGAGGTGATAGCGTGGAATACAGTCCATTAGGCAATGGAAAGCCAATATCCCAGAAAGTGAGCGGTAATTGTGTAGAAACTATTTTTGAAAGAACGAACGGATTGAAGTCAGAATATGATGTTTACGTAAACTGGATGATGACGGATCAAATAGCAAAAGTTTCATTTCGGTTACCTTTCCGCGATTGGCAGACGCTTGAAAAGTCTGAGGTTTGGAAAAATCTGGATGAATTTCTGGCGGAAGTTCAAACCGAATATATTCCGAAGTGCCACCACGACCCACCAGTTGTAGAGGAAAAGGTTGTGTATAAAAGTCTTTCAGACAAGGTACGTGCATACGTTCGTGATAAATTGACTCGGCAATAGCACGTTCTTTTGAACACGAATAATGTTCGCCATCGTAAATATAAGAGATGTTCACGATGGAAATAGCAGTGGTGGAATGATTGATAATTTCGAAATGGACAATCAAATCATGATCTTCGTTTAGCGTATATCCCAACGGAATAAATTCTACTTTCTTTCGGGATTGGAATATGCTCCTGGCGGTTCCGGCAGCACCGAAAACTGCGATAGCAAAAGTTACATTTTCTCTTGTGAATAATTCTTGCATGAAATTAAAAATGGCGTGCATTATACAACCTCTTTTCTTTTGGTATTTGAAAAATTATAACACAAAAAGGGGTAATAGCGAAGATGAAAATAACTAAGGTTGGATACACGATGGTGGTAATTGCAACTTTTCTAAATTCCATTACATTATTTTGGCTTGTATATATTCGATAAACCTAAGAGCGAGCCGGAGTACATAACAATTAAATACAGGGAGGTGACAACATGGAACATGACAAACTTTTAAAAGTAGATAAAACCATTGAAGAATTGTGCGACTTTTTGCAGAAAGAAACAGCACGTGTTGCATCTATTTATGAAAGTCAGGAATTGACAGAAATGACAAAAGCTCTGGCTGAGCTGATGTCTGCCAGAGCAAAGTTTAATTAGTTTTCCTTTTCGCTAAGGTCAACTAATTTGTTGTAGATTTCCTGCATGAATTCAGCAACACGTTCTCCACCGTCTTTATTCGTAGAAGTGTTGGAGTTTGAAAGTTTGGCTACAGTAATCTCAACTGTTTTATTGATTAAATCTTGATTTCTGGTCATAAAATACTCCTTTCTGAATTACTCGGCATGGCAGTGCCTGTATAAACAGTATAGGAGAATTTAGAAGAAAAGACAACATGCAATGGAAGAGCCAAGAGTTGAAAGGCTATGGAGCTGAAATGTTAAGCACTGAATGTAACTGAGATGGAAAAGATAGGCAGAGATTAGAAAAGAAATGATATGGCTTTGTGACGCTTAGCACGGATTCTAAAAGTAGCAGATCAGCATGAACAGACACGAAAAGATAAGGAATTGAAGAGAGAAGCTCTGAAACGGAAAAGCTGAGCACAGTTTCGACAAGAAAAGGAAGAACGTAGAGTGGTAAAGCAACCAGAACAAATTGAAAAGGAGAAAACAGTATCATGAAAGAACTAAAAGTAAGAATTACGTTCACTGAGGAAGTATTAGGTTCTCAGTGTGCGGATAAGGAGATTCATCGGACTTATATCGCATCAAAGGCACCGGATGCACCGTCCCGTGAGGACGAAGTAGCAACACTTGGTGTAGATGCAGTGGAAGAGAAATCAATGACGATTTTCCACAAATACGAAGACGGAAAGCCGTTTGTATATGACTACCAGGTAAAAGGAATGTTCAAAGATTCATGCGGAATGCTCCGTAAGGTCAAGGGCAGTGAATCATCAAAAATCAAGGCGTACAAAAAGGAGATTGACGGTCTTATTTTTGTGAAAGAGCGCAAAATTCCACTGATTTTTGACGGTGATATGGGAACGTGTCAGAGACCGCTCCGGGCAAATACACCACAGGGAGAAAGAATATCCCTTGCATGTTCAGAGACCGTTCCGGCCGGAACAACGATGGAATTTACCGTTCAGTGCATGTTAGACAGTCATGTAAAACTCATAAAAGAATGGCTTGACTACGGAGAATTGCGAGGGTTTTCACAGTGGCGAAATTCCGGTAAAGGGCGATATGTTTGGGACGAACTGGACAAAAACGGGAACATCATTGGCGGTAATAACGTACATAAAAAGGTGAAAAAAACAGGTACGAAAGGCAGTAAAAAAGCCTAAAAATATTTATTTTTCAATGTATTCAAATTATTGGAAAGGTAAATGCGAAAACGGTAGTTGATTTTTGGTCAAATCGCAAGCCACTTAGCAAGCCACAACCCTTGAAAAATAAGGGAAAAACAGCAACTGGTCGCAAGCCAAACGTTACTCAGATAACAATCAATTAACAAGCCAAAATTAAAGAAATTTTCAAAAAATCTAAAATTTCGACAAGCCAGTTGACAAGCAAATGACAAGCTAAAACCCTTGAAAAATAAGGCAAAACCGCTTGTCAAGTGAAAACGGTTAGCAAGCCACATAACAATCAATTAACAATCAATTCGCAAGCCAGTTAACAACAATAGAAGAATATAAAGAAGAATAAGAATAAAAAGAATATAGATATATGTCAGACACAAACGGTCTGACGATAAAAGGGACATAAAAAGTGCCCCGCTGGTACCGACATACCAGACAGGGCGGTGTACCGCTAAAGAACACTTAGCGAATACAGGTTGATTATAACACATTCTCCTGTGATTCGCAAATCTGAAGAACAGGAGGAATCACACATGACAATGGCAACAGAGATCATCCGCAAGTTGAAAAGAAAATTAATCTTTTGGCGTTGCTTATGGTTAGTCACATTTATTGCAATGCTAATACTTATGATCTGGTAGGAGGTAGAGAGCATGGAAGACAAGCTTAACTACTACAGGATAGCACTTGTGATAACGCTATACGCATTGGCGGTTATGATAGCCGGATGTGTATAAAAAAAGAGTGCCGATGGAAAATCCAATCAAGCACTCAGAAAAACATTCAAGAAAATTATAACACATGAAAGGAGATTTGAACATGGGAGAAGAGAAAAAAGATAGCTTGCAGAGCGTAATGGATGCGGTAGAAGACGTTGTTGAAGGTTACGTAGAAGTTGTGGAGGAATATGCATACCAGAAAGCGCAACTGGATACGTTGAAAAGATTTGTCCGCAAAAACAGCTATGTTGAGCGAGACATGATTTTAAAGTTGATGGGGTGGGATGAAGATGGAAAGCATTAAAGGATATGACCATTGGAAGACCATACCGCCGGAGCCGGAAGAAGAAAAACAGGAATACTGCACATGCTGTGGAAGACCTGTATACAGTGGTGACAGCTTATACACATTTGACGGACAGACGCTATGTGAAGAATGTGTGAAAGAGATCACAGGAGGGAAAGAAGATGGCAGAGATATGGATGATTTGCAAACCGGACTTAGAATACCGTATCGGGGCATATGCCTATGAAACAGATATGGACAAGGCTTATGTGCATAAGCTTGCCGACAAGGTAGCAGAAAAAAACAAGTGCAAAACAATCGTGAAAGAACTTTAGGAGGTAAACGAAATGCAAAAATTGGAATTGACCATAAATCAGACGATGGGGGTTATCACTGGAAACTTTGAGGACATCAAGAAATCTCTTGAAACAGAGATGGCAGTGTATGAGACAAAGCAGTTTGCAGAAGAGGACAAACAGAAAGCCAAAGGAGATTTGGCAGACCTTAGAAAGCTGAAAAAGGCAGTGAACGACCGTAAGGTTGAAGTGAAGAAAGAGTACATGAAGCCTTACGAAGTGTTTGAGGGCAAGGTGAAAGAGCTGATCGGAGTGATTGATAAACCTATTGCACTGATTGACGGACAGGTGAAAGAGTTTGAAGCGAAGCGTGTGGAAGAGAAAAAAGCAGAAATCCAGAACCTGTACAACGAATTGGTGGAAGAAGAGCTGCATGACTACATGACGTTGGAAAAAATCTACGGTGAGAAGTGGACAAATACATCCACCACAATGAAAACTATCCGGGAAGAGATAAACTTAAAGGTTATGCAGACCAGACAGGATATTGCAACCATTAAGGCCATGAAGTCTGAAAAAGAGGAACAGGCGTTGAACCTGTACATGGAGAACAACAACCTTGCTCTTGCTATCCAGATGATTAATCGCTACGAACAGGAAAAAGCGGAAATCTTACGGAGAAAAGAGAAAGAGGAACAGGAAAGACGTGATCGTGAACTCGAAAGAGAACGTGAGCGTGTAAGAGAAGAAGAACGTGCCAGAATCCGTGAAGAGGAAAGATTTAAGGCAGAAGCGGAACAGAAAGTCATCGACCAGATCAAGACGGTGGACGAAGTGAAAGCAGCGGAACTCACAACGGAAGATTCGAAGACAGTAGTATTTACGGTTAAGGCTACGGATGCCGAATTGGAAGAAATTGAGATGGCATTAACTTCTCTCGGCGTCTACTTTGAAAGGAAAGATGTGTAATGGCAGAAGAGAAGAAAGAACAGGACAAGCGAGAACTCGACATCGAAGAAAAGCTTTCAGAAATCCAAACAAAAATGAATGTCCCGAAAGACAAATATAATGATTTTGGAAATTACGCTTACAGAAGCGCAGAAAGCATCTTGGAAGAGTTCAAAAAATATAGCAGAGAGTACAACGTGTTGTTGACCATACATGACGAGATAACGGAGATAGCCGGAAGAGTGTATGTAAAAGCTGTTGCGGTATTTACAGATTGCAAAACAGGTAAAAGAATCTCTGTTCCTGGATATGCAAGGGAGCCAGAGACAAAACCAAAGATGGATGAATCGCAAGTGACGGGATCAGCATCAAGCTATGCGAGAAAATACGCAATGAACGCACTATTTCTTTTGGATGATGTAAAGGATCCTGACACGAACGAATACGCACAGCAGACGGGAGCCGATAAAAAGAGCGGTGGAAAGAAAGAACAGAAAGCCAATGACGGAAAGATTACACAAGGGCAGATAAAAGAACTTCGGAAGATATTTGAAAAAAACAAAATTGATGAAGTAAAGGCTATAGCCGGATACAGTGCACAGAAGATTGAAGATCTGACACAACAGCAGTACGGGTGGTTCCGGGATAACCAAGAAGAAGCCAGAAAGATGTTTGGTGTGTAAATGGACTATACAGGGACTTTTGATAGCTTAGCGGTGGATTTTGCCACCAATAAGCAAAAAGCCAGTCTGACGCTAAATGAAGACGCTAGACAGGCATTTGAGAACCTTAGAGGTAAGCAGATTGCAATAACGATTAAGGCATACAAGAAAAAAAGAAGTCTCGATGCAAACTCTTACTTTCATGTACTGGTTGGAAAGATTGCAGATGCGACCGGGAACAGCAAGGTGTACATAAAGAATAAGCTAATAGCGGAATACGGACAGTACGAAACCATTAACGGTGCATTAGTTCCGCTCCCATTGGACGATGATATAGATGCATACAATGTGGAATTTGTTCATCTGCAACCTACAACTAAGACAACCACCAATCAGAAAGGAAAAGTATTCCGGGTGAATCTGGTAATGCGAGGTTCGCATACTTACGATACTGATGAAATGGCAAAACTGATTGACGGGACTGTGTACGAAGCGAAAGAGCTTGGCATAGAGACTATGACACCGAACCAAATCAGCGAAATGAAAGAAAGATGGGGTGTGAAGATTGGCGAAAAGACTTAAAAGTGTATTCACTGACGATATGGAACACTGCTACTTCACGGGAAGTCCAAACTGCCACAGACACCACATTTTCTATGGTCCGTACAGAAAAAAATCGGAAGAATACGGATTTGTGATACCGTTAGCACCACATTTACATGAATTTACACCCGAAAGCGTACATGGGAACCCGAACAAGGGATTGGACTTAAAACTTAAGCAGATGGCACAGAGATATTTTGAAGAACACTACGGGACAAGAGAAGAGTTCATACAGGTGTTCGGAAAGAACAGGTTGTAACTAAATAAATATAGATTCATGTGGCACAGGAACTATTAACAGGTTCTAACGCATATCATCTCACCCATTCGATATGCACAGCACAAGATATTGTATCACGGCCGGAGAAGCCACACTCCGGCAGGAAGGAGAAAAGCGGTGGGAAAGAATAGAGAGATGGCAGAAAGCTATTTTATCCGAATACCGGATGGACATAGAAACGCAATACAACGTCCGTACAACATGAATGTTGATAGAATCTTTCGAAGAATGATAGAGCATGCGAACAACAATGGTGACTGTATTGTGAATATTGGAGATGGTGTATTTAGACCGATTCCGGGTGATCCGGTAGATGAAAAAGCATTCCATGAATACATTGGGAAAGAATTACATAGAGCAAGAGCAATCCAGTATAAACGACTCTGCATGAAGCAGACGTTTGAGAGTTGGAAAAAGATAGGTAGGGATTACAATGCATTACATTTTGATGGTGAAAGGCAAGTTGAATAACATGAATGATTATATCCGTGCACTGAATACCAACAGGTATAAAGGAGCGGATATGAAGAAAGATAATGAATCCCGTGTGATACAAGCCATATATGAGCAATTTGGAAGATTGCGAATAACAAGAAAGGTACGGATGCATTACCGATGGTATGAACCGGACAAGAGACGAGATCTGGATAATGTGAGCGCATTTGGACGAAAGTGCATCCAAGACGCATTAGTAGATACCAAAGTCTTACAGGACGATGGATGGAAAAACATAGTGGGATTCACGGATGAATTCTATGTTGATAAGAAAAATCCGAGAATTGAGGTGGATATTGAAGAGGTGTGAGCGATTACATAAAACTTAGCAGAAAGATACTGGACTGGGACTGGTACACAGACGTAAATACATGCCATCTGTTCTTGCACATGCTATTAAAAGCGAATTGGAAAGACGCAAGCTATCGTGGCGAAGAGATAAAAAAAGGATCATTTGTTGCATCGATAGACAAATTGGCAAAAGGAACAGGAATGAGCGAAAGCAAGGTAAAGACAGCATTAAAGCACCTGGAAAAGACGGGAGAAATCACATGCAAAAGTACCAACCGATATACCGTATACACGGTGAATAACTACGCAAGATACCAGACCGAACAGAAGAATGAAAAAAAAGATAAGCCGACCAGACAGGAAGAAAAGCCGGAAAGAGACGATGGATCCGTTGAAGCTGTCATAAAAGCTTGGAACGATTTGGAAAGCTACGGGATAAAACCTGTAAAGAAGATAGAAAAGACCTCTAAGAGATATCAGAACTTGCAAGCGAGGTTAGAAAGCAACGGATTGGAAGAAGTCTTGAAAGCTGTGGATAACGTGAAGAAAAGCAAGTACTTACAAGGGAAAGTGAAGAACTGGAAGATAACATTCGACTGGTTTGTACTCCCGAACAACTTCACGAAAGTGTCTGAGGGACAGTACGAGGATAGCGGAAAAGAGAAAAAAGGATTTAATAATTTCGATGGCCGGAACTATGACATGAATGATTTGGAGAGAAAGCTTATTACATAGGAGGAAGAAACATGGCAAAACCGGATGGATGCACTTATCCAAACTGTTTTATCTGTCCTTTGGCAGACTGTAGTTGGGCGAGTGCTAAAGCTGAATTACCAGGAGAAACAAAGAAAAAGCGGAGAATAGTAAGACGTAGCAAAAAGAACGTTGTTCGGAGGTGACTTTGTGACAAGATAGGAACAGGCTATTGAGGATTTTAAACGAAAATCACATTATGCGGATCCGTTTGAATACTTAAAGCAGAAGAAACAGGAGGAAAGTAAAAATGAGCAAAAGCAATATATTGGAATTAGCTAAGAAATTAGTAGCAGCTATCGAAAAAAGAAGACCGGAAGCCGGAAAGACAATTGAAGTTGCCGGTATTAACTGGCTGGTGTTGGACAAGCTTGAAAAAGGATATTTTGCAATTTCGGAAGATTTTTACGGAAGAGACAGAGAGTTTGATGATAATTGCAACGATTGGAAATCCAGTGATTTGAGAAATGAGTTAAACACTCATCTCCGAAAAAAGATTGAAAGTGAATTAGGGACAGATTCACTGGTCGAGTTTGAACGCAATTTACTTTCGTTAGATGGTCAGACGGAATATGGAACTTGCAGAGATTATGTTTCACTTATTTCCGTAGATGAATACAGGAAGTATAGAAAGTTCCTGCCGAATACGGATAAATGGTGGTGGACGCTTACACCAAACAGCACGTCTTGTAATAATAATGGCACCTATGTATCGGTTGTTTCTCCGTCCGGTAACATCATCGGCAATTCCTACAACTTAAGTGATGGGGTGCGCCCAGTTTGTATCTTTTCCTCTTCAATCTCTGAATGTTGAAAGCGACCAGCATGGATTTATATAGAAAAATTAACGAAAGAGGTAATGAAGTGACAAGACAGGAACTGGAAGACAAAGAGCAAGAGGAATATCTTGCGGAGTGGTTAAGAAAAAAGAAAGAGAAAAAGAAGAAATTTAATTTTAGGAGGAACAAAAGTGGGAGAAGTAATAAAAGCTTATAAAGGATTTAATAAAGACATGACTTGCAGAGATTTCCAATATGAAGAGGGGAAAGAATACGAAGAAGAAAGAGCCGAAGCGTGCAACTGTGGATTTCATGCATGCGAGCATCCGGTAGATTGCCTTGGATATTATGATCCGGCACATAGTGTATATCATGAAGTCGAACAGAGTGGAGAGATATCGAAAAGATCTGATGATACGAAAGTAGCATCTACGAAGATTAAGATTGGGGCAAGAGTGAGCATTGCCGGATTGGTACAGGCTGCTATCGAATATACGAAAGAAAGAGTTAAGCCAGAAGCAGAATCTAATGAGGACTACGGGGCATCCAGTGCGACAGGCGACTACGGGGCATCCAGTGCGACAGGCAACTGTGGGGCATCCAGTGCGACAGGCTACAAAGGAAAGTCGGCAGCAGAAAACCCGAATAGCGTAGCGGTTGCTTGGGGGCCAGAAGCAATGGCAAAAGGTGTAAAAGGATCCACACTTGTTCTTGCGGAATGGAAACGGATCGATAATGATGCATGGTACTGGAAAGAAGAAGCGTGGTATTTCATAGGATCGTTAATGGTTCGTGTGGATGGCGAAAAAGTAAAAGAAAACACATGGTACACATTAAAGAATGGTGAACTCGTGGAGGTAGAAGATGAATAAAAAAGAATTGTTAGGAGCAACTTTTGAAGAGGAAAACCAGAAAGACAAAGCAATGCTGAAAGATATTCCGGTTGGAGGGAAGTTTGATACAGGCATTGGAAGATTTATTGTCTTGGATCAAAAAGGAGATTGCACAGCGGTTATCACAGAGGGATTATACCATAACCAAGAAGAATTTGATGGTTATAGTGCGAATTATTCATTATCAAAACTAAGAAAGCATTTTTATAGAGGAATTTATCCGGCATTCTTAGAAGAATTCGGTGACGAGAATCTTTGCTATACACCAGCAAGTCTTATATCGGTTGATATGCAGAAAAAATACGGCTCTATAGATGACAAAGTCAGACCACTGACATTTGATGAAGCAAGGAAATATAATGATCTGTTAGTAAATAAATGGCTGACAAATTGCTACTGGACATGCACGCCTTGGAGTACAAAAGAGAGAGGATGTGGGCACTTATTAGCGATTGTCACACCGTCCGGTCGCATTAACTACACACGATGTGACTATGGCAAAGGGGCTCGCCCATTCTGCATACTAAAATCTAACATCTTTGTATCTAAAATTGAGGAGGAATAAACAGTGAATAGAAAAGAAGTATTAGAAATCCGTAAACAGTTCACACCGGAGAATTGTGCGATAACCCGTATAGCCGGATGCTACGTGGATGGAGAAAAAGAGAAACGGATGGAAAGAGAAGAAGCGTTTCTTTCGCTGCCGGAAGAACAGGCATTTAAGTATTTTGATATTTTCAAGAAGACCTTATCCGGAAAAATCGGAAAGAACTTGTTGAACCTGGAATACAAGCCGAAAGAAAGTAGGAACAGTGACCCAGAGGGCGAAGAACATGAACTGTTAATGAATCTGAGAGAAAGCAAACTGAGAGACCCGGCATTGTTAGATGAATTCTATGAAAAGATTCTTACGTCTTATGACTGTGCTGAGAATTACTACATCGTGCTTATCCATGCAGTATATGACGTACCTGGAAAGACATCGGACGGAGAAGAATTGGAGGATGCATCTGAGGAAGTATACGATTTCATTCTTTGTTGCATCTGCCCGGTGAAACTTTCAAAAGCCGGTCTTACTTACAACGGGAAAGATGAACGGATGGAAGAGAGAACCCGTGATTGGGTAGTAGATATGCCGGACAAAGGCTTCTTATTCCCGGAATTTAACGACCGACAGACGGATGTACATAGCGTACTCTATTACACACGGAAGTCTGCCGAGGTACAAGAAGAAATGGTTCGTGAGGTACTTGGAATTGATTTGGTTGTATCTGCCGATGAAGAGAAAGATAAATTCGGTAAGTTGTTAAGTGATGTATTTGGAGAAGATGCAGACTGTAAGATTGTGAAAGACATCTATGAGGGCGTTATCGAAGAGATGGAACGCCATGCAGAAGACCTGGAGCCGTACAAAATTGATAGGAACGAACTGAAAAAGATATTCTGTAACAGCGGTGTACCGGATGAAAAGATGGAAATGTTTGAGGGTGCTTACCGGGAGAATATCGGGAATGTGCCTGTTATGGCAAGTAACATTTGCGACAACAAGGTGGTTAATATCCAGGTTCCAGAGGGGAAGATAACTATCGATGCAGATTTTATCAGCAATCTTGAGATTAAGAAAGTTGACGGAAGAAAATGCATGGTACTGCCAGTAGATTGTGTAGAAGTTAACGGAATTTCAACAAAAGCGTAGGTGAAGAAGATGAAATATAAGGTTGGAGACAAGGTAAAAGTAAGAAGCGACTTGAAAGCGTATGAAATATATGGAAGTAATATGCTTACAAAAAGCATGGAAAAATTTGCAGGAAAGACGGTAACAATTTCGGGTGTAGGAATTACTAGTTATGCAATAGAAGAAATGGAAGTCGCCTATTGGACAGATGAAATGCTTGAACCAGTAGAAGAAATGAGTGCGGAAGAACTTGTGAAAATTATCGGAAATATATGCGAAATGCACAACGAGTGTGGGGAATGCCCTTTTCTTGAGGTCAGAGGTGAAGAATACTGCGTGATTGGGATGGGTAAAAATGCAGATAAGACATTAAAGATAGCGGAGCAGTGGAAAGCAGACCATGAGAAAAAGCCGATTGAGACGGAAAACGTAGTGTACATTGTCGTAATGGATGAAAAAAGAAATGTGGTATACGAAGAAAAGACTAATAAAGAAATTGCTGCTGCAACCAAAAAAGACGAAGTTCTTAAAAAATACTGTGAAGAACATGATGGAAAATATTATGCAATCAGCGAACGTAGATGTGTAGTAAAGGAGTAGCCGGGAATGATAGTTCAAGAGACAGGATTGGGGGATGTGAGAGTGAAATTTATAGACTGGTTCGCCGGAATAGGTGGTTTTAGAAGGGGAATGGAGTTAGCCGGACATGAATGTGTCGGTTTTTGTGAATTTGATAAATTTGCTACAGCGAGTTATATTTCCATGCATCTTCTGACGGACGAACAAAGAAAGAAGCTGGATGAATTACCACAGAAGAAAAGGCAGAAGGAGATTTTAAAAGATGAATACAGAAACGGAGAATGGTACGCAAATGACGTTAGAAGAGTGTGTGCCGATGATATCCCAAAAGCAGACTGTTGGTGTTTCGGATTCCCATGCCAAGACATCTCAGTTGCAGGAAAACAACTTGGATTTCAAGGAAACCGTTCAAGCTTGTTTTTCAGAGTTATGTATCTTATCGGACAGCTCAAAGAAGAAGATAAACCCACTTACCTTTTCATTGAGAACGTTAAGAATTTGCTTAGTGTTAATGGAGGATGGGATTTCGCCAGATTGCTCATTGAAATGGAGCAGGGGGGGTATGATGCAGAATGGCAAGTGCTCAACTCCAAAGATTTCGGATTGCCACAAAACAGAGAAAGGTGCTTCATTATCGGACATCTTAGAAGCAGAGGTTCCACAGAAGTATTTCCTGTCGAAAGAGCAGACGGAGAAAATAGTGTTTCGCTAAATCTGTTTGGTTTGATTGATGGAAAAAACTCACAAAAAGATAGAGTTTACAGTCAAGATGGATTAGCACCTACAGTTAGTACGTGTGGTGGCGGAAATACAGAGCCAAAAGTTCCAATTATTTTTGACACAAGCTATATCGGACAAGATGGAAAAGCGAGAGAGTATGAAGGAATATGTCCAACACTGACAAGTAGGGATTACAAAGAGCCTAGAAGTGTTGGTGTTGTGTGCAATGTTAATCCATCAGGTAAAGGAATGAACGGAAATGCGTATGACTCTGATGGACTAAGCCCTACTTTAACAACAAATAAAGGAGAGGGAAACAAGATTGCAATTCCAGTTCTTACGCCTGATCGAGCAGAGAAACGTCAAAACGGGCGTAGATTTAAAGAAGATGGTGAGCCGATGTTTACACTTACTGGACAAGATAGACATGGCATTGCAGTTGACGTAAGAGAAGCAACAAAACAAGGATATCAAGAATGCAGAGTAGGCGTTGATAGCGTAAATCTAGCTGTTTCTGGAAGTAAAACAAGAAGAGGAAGAGCTGGGCGTGATGTTGCGAATACCTTAGACACCAGTTGCAATCAAGGGATTTTCGTGCAGGTATCCGAAGAATTGGCCGTATATGCTGTATGGTATGAAAAATACCAATGCTACATAGCAATCAGGCGACTGACTCCGAAAGAGTGTTTTAGACTTCAAGGATGGACAGATGATTACTTTGAAAAAGCAGCATTTGTAAATTCTGACAGCCAGTTGTATAAGCAAGCCGGAAATGGAGTAACTGTAAATGTGATCGAAGCAATTGCAGAAAAAATAAGATTTGCGTAGAAAGGTAAAAAATATGGCTAAAAGACCAGATGTAGCAGTGAATAAAATTGAATTCGATTCAAGCGAGGTAGATATGGAACTCCGCAAACAAATTCCAGAAAAACCGATATTTCTACATAACAGGAGCGATACTTGTTCACTGTGGGAATGCCCGCAGTGCAAAAGAAGATTTGCAACAACACATAAACCGGGAGTGCTTGATGGGACAAATATATATTATTGTCCTAAATGTGGAAAAGCATTTGATTGGAGAGATTAATTATGTACATTGAATTAAAAGAGATAGACAAAGACGCATTAGAAGTCGGGGATGTAGTGGGGGTTGCAGAAGAACTTGCTTTCGGATGGATGATAACATTTCGGTGTAAAAAGGTGATCCCTGTAACAATTGAACGAATTACTCCAAAGCGGACGGCGTTTATTACAACTGAAATGGGGCGAATTTTAGGCACAGAATTATTTTATAAATACGACGATAATGCAAAAAAAAGGAAATGAGTACGCTAAAATGTTCGAAGAGTTTAGCAAATATGATCTAAAAATGTTTGGTGTACCATATAAGGTTAAAAAAATTAACAATGAAGATTTGCCGGAAGTAGCGGAACACATGAAAGCAATTACAGAGATTTTGAAGAAGTACAAAGAATAATAAGCGAAACATCAGTAATTGAAAGGAGAAAAGCAATGTTTACACGAGAAGATAGAGAAAATTTTTGGATATTGAACTGGTTAGATGAATTTATGATAGGACATAACGGATTCATTTGTGGTGGCTGTTTCAAAAACATTTTCAATAAAGAGAATGTAAAAGATCTTGATATATTCTTCGAAAGTGAATCTGATTATGAAGATGCGGTTCATTATTTCGATTCAATGACTCCCGGATTCGAGGGCGATGATAAACGGAGTGAAGAGTATACGTTCTATTACGAGAACGATAATGTAAAAGCGTATAAGCACATAAGAACCGGCGTAAGAATTGAATTATGTTCAAAGATTTTCGGAAAACCAGAGGAAATATTAAGCCAGTTTGATTTTAGCATTACGAAATTTGCGTACTACAAAGCAATCATAGAGGATGAAACAGGCGCAGAGTGTGAAGAAGAGCCGGATTCATTTGACGAGGATATCAAAACGCATATCGAATACCGTGTAATGTATACAGATAATTTCTTTCAGCACTTGCATATGAAGAGGTTAGTGACAGATGGAAATATTCCGTATCCAATGAGTACGTTTGAGAGAATGCTGAGATATGCAAAATACGGATATTTCCCTTGCAGAGAAACAAAGTTAAAGATTATTAAAGCATTACGTGATCTGGATGATAGGCAAGTTGAACTGTCAGAAAATCTTTATGACGGCATGGATTAAGTAGCAGCTAAAAATAGCAGCACCTTGACAATTGAATATTGATGGTTGGAATGGTATAATTTCTGTATCAAATATACGGGGAGGAAAATGCCAATGAAATGTCCATTTTGTAAAAGCGAAAATACCGAAAGAATTAGTGGAAGTACAGCCTTAACAAAACGAATTCCAGAAAAAGTAAGTGTGCAAGGGAATGTAACCTGTACAGAATCTGCAAATATAATGCCGGTTGAAACGCAAAGGTATATATGTCTTGATTGCGGATTTGTTTTTGAAAAGCTAGACGAATCAGATTTGAAACGGTATAAAGAAGCATAATTTCATCTACCAACCATCAATATTCGGTGGTTGGTATTTTTTTACGCATTTTTAAGGAGAAGAGGTGAAAAATTGAAGAAAATATTATGCTTAATTCTAATTTGCATTTTCTTGGTTGGTTGTTCCAAAGATGCTTCAGACAAGAATCGTAAGCCACAAGAAGAAATCACATATACCTACGAGGATGTGGATGCAACTATCACTTACATAGATATGCGGAAATGGTTTGCTACTTGTCCTCGCTGGCAGTGGGAAATATCGGTTGAATATGATGGACTGACTTATGAGGAAGATAGTTTTGCTAGTGGAGCAATGAATAGACCGAGTTTTGCAGACAGTCAAAAAGGAGATTCTGTGACTGTAGAAGTAACAGAAAAATATGTTAACGAAAAACTGGTAGACCGATATATATCTGGAATTGAATAGGGAGAAAGGAAGAAAATTATGCATTACTGTATACATTTATTAACTAAACAATTACCTACAGAAAAGGAAATTGAAAAGATTATGGAACCATATAGTTGGGATTCGATAGACGATGAAGATACGGATGATGGAAAGAAAAAAATAGAGTATCCGGTGTTTACATGGGATTGGTATCAGATTGGTGGAAGATACAGTGCTTATCTCAAACTGAAAGTAGATGGAGAAGATTTAGAAAACAGAGAACATTATAACTGGGGGTATTTGGAAAACAATCCAAGAAACGAAAGACTGTTCCATTCTGCACTGTTAAGCGAATTAAAAAGAAATGCAAAAGTACCATTTTCGTATACAGAAGAATCATATTTCCCGAATATGGGATACCGTGATGGATACATTCTTGTTGACGGAGCAAGACAGAAAGACATCTTGAATCTGGACGAGCTTGGATGCTTTGGATGCGTTTTGCCAGACGGATCAGCGATTGCCAGAGAATCGTGGACTGGTAATGGATTTGTCGAAGATGATAAATTCGAAGAGAAATATAAGAAAGCGGTAGCTGATAACATGGATGGATTCCTTACTGTACTGGATATACATGATTGATGAAGGAGTGTTATGGGATTAACAATAAACAGCAAAAATCACAGCATTGACTTGAGCTATTCTGGATTCTACCGACTTCGTGTAAAAGTAGCGGAGTTAACTGCACCAGATATCTATGAACATTATAAAAAACTTAATGATTGGAGATATGTACTGGTTAGCAAAGGCGAGAACTTTTCCACAGAGTATGACAAGAAAATCGTGGAACTTGATGAAAAGTACGATGGAAAATATACACAGGTCCTTGAATTCTTATACACGAGCGACAGTCACGGAGAAGCTGATGCAGAACACTGCAAATCTGTATACGAAATTATAAAAGAATATGATGATGATATTATCTATGGATATCGTAGCGGTATAGAAGCTGTACTATTCAAAAATGTTAAACAGTTGATAAAAGATGGTGCGGATACAGGAACTGGGATTGAATGGTATTAAGAAAGGAGTAAATTGTGAAAACAGTATTTACTATTTGCGTAATTATTATGTTATGCGTCTATATAGCAGTGGAAGAAAGAGAGATAAAAGTAACAAAGGAAGAATCATATTGGGACGGATTTCGAAAAGCACTAAAAGAATGCGGAAAACTTCCGACACGACCGATTATCTTGGACGATTCTACGGAAGATATTGATTATAAATGCTCGCACTGTGGAAAGGAATACATAGTGCCGAAAGATAACAAACCGAAATACTGTAGTGAATGCGGAAGATATATTGATTGGCAGGATAAAGTCTATGGGATGTAAATTAAAATGCGTTGTAGACCAAGACATCCATAAATGCTGTCTGGAATGTGAGAAGTACAAAGAATGCACTATTCTGTGTGATGATTTAGACCAATATGAATACATGGAAGAATGCCCGGATTATGTAAAGGAGGATGCGGTATATGGGATGCAGAATTAATTATTGTCCATTTAAACGTGGCGAGCATTGCTTAAAATGTGAGCATTACATAAAGCCTTTCACGGAGTATTCTGAAATTCTTGAAAAGGCACTACTTAAAGTAAAAATGTTAAATGTAATTATTATCGCAGCACATCCGAAAGATTTGCAAAAAATTGATATGGATACAATAGAGGAAAATGTATATTTTGTTGAAATGCCATTTCTTGAGAAAGGACAGTTTGTCAGTTTACTGGGTGATATGAAAGAGCAAGCTTGGAAGTATATTCAATCTGGAATAGTGACGTATAAGCAAGGAAGAAAGGAGATATTAAAATGAGAATAATTAGTCAAGATGGATGTTATGATGTGCCTTATGAACAAGCTGTGGTTGCTTGCCTTGATAGAACGGTGGTTGCATATCCATTAAACGATTTAGGAAGTTCGGATTATATTCAGCTCGCCAGTTATTCCACTGAAGAAAAAGCTATTAAGGCTATGGAGATGTGCAGAAAAAAATATGCGGAGAGCGAATATAACAGAATCGTGTTATGCGGAAAGGGAGAGACTATTAGAATGCTGAAAGATAATATCGCAGAAGCTTTCAAGGATGAAATTTGCGATAAATTTACATTCCGGTTTCCGGCAGATGAAGAGGTGGAATAAATGTACTGGGTAGATAGAAGCACCGGCGAAATCGTATCTGAAAGAGACAAAAACAAACCTCTATGGGCATACTATGAATATTTAAAAGATTATGGGAATGGAGTTATTATAGAGAGCTACATAATAGGAGAGAACCCGTTCTGCCGGATAGATTTTGCATATTGTGTCGGCGAAAAGTATGTAAACCTAAAAAGAGATTGCCATTTCAAAAATCACGGTGTGGATAGAAACGATGTTAGATTGTGCGCCATAATCGTTCCAGCTAAAGAATATGACGAAAAGATAAAAGAGCTAAAGAGAGGTGTAGAAAAGTGAATAAAGAGATCAAAAATGCAGACATAGAAAAAATTACAGTTGATTATGCAACAAAAGTACGAGAAACGGAAGAAGAGTTTATTTTTCAGACAATAACACCTTTTTGTTGCAACATTTTACTAAAAATAATATCCAAAAAGGAATTAAAAGATACACTTTTAAGAGGACAGCAAATGAAATGGATTCCATGTAATGAAAGAAAGCCAAAAGGTACCGTACTTTGCTGCGATGATAGAGGAAATATGTTAGTTGGACTTCTGCGTAAAGACGAAGTGGGATATATGGCATATGGCGATGATGGACAAGAAATGTATAACTGCGTTGCATGGATGCCGTTGCCGGAACCGTATAAGGAGTGAGAAGATGAAAGCTCATTTTGGGGAGGAACCTAGATATATTGGATTCGAAGGAAATGACATATTTGTAAGTTTTGATTCGGCATATTGGATTTATTGCGGAACACTTTACGAGGGAGAAAGAGCAGAAATTAAACGCAAGTTGAAAGAGGGTGGAAGAGATGAAGAATAAAGAGAAGTATGCAAAAGAGATTGTGGAGGTTGCTTGTAGTGGAGATAGTATTGCAGTAACTAAAGGAATTGAACGTATAGTAAAGTGCGGTAGTATTGCTTGCAGTGAATGCTTATTTGCACATCCTAATTGCGTAAAGGAAATAAGAGAGTGGGTAGAGCAGGAGTACATTGAAAAGCCAGTGATTAGTAAGAGAGATAGAGCGTTTTTGGAGTATATCAAAGAAGAGTTTAAGTATATTGCAAGGGATGATATAAACGAGCAGTTGTTTGCATGGAGTGCAAAGCCCAAAAGAGGATTTACAACAAACGAATGGCTGAATACGAACAGTGATTCGATGGGACTTTATGGATTTAACCTAGACCTCCCAATGGTCAAATGGGAAGATGACGAACCGTGGCTCATCGAGGACTTGAAGAAGTTGGAGGTAGTTGACAGCTATGAGTAAAGAAAATGATATTAGAGGATGCGCTTAATGATGAATGCGTTGGAAGAAAAAGCAAAGGAGAAGACGGTAAAAAGAAAGAAAAACTACTATTTGGTCAAAAGTGATGTATTAGGATATGCGAAAAGGAAGGGATTGATTAATGGCCGGAGTAAGAGACAAATATCTGAGAGGGGCACATAAAGACATCTACTACATAAGCGAAGAAGATGAAAAAAAGATGTTGAATGAGTGTCAGAGGATGCGTGGAAACGATCAGCTTGAATTACTGAAATGGTGTCAAAATGCGAATAATGACTTATCGGGGATATTGTTCTTCTCACTTATCACGGGAATTGGATACGACTATATAAGTAAGCGTTACTGGATACCGATTGCAAGAAAAGACTTCCAAGGCTATCGGAGGAAAGTCTTGGATGAAATGTATAGGTGGATACTTTGGGGAGAACATGACGATGTGAAAAGCAAGGATGGCTGCATCAAATTCGCCATGCTGACAGGAGTA